CTCATGCCTAGTGGCAACCCAGTATGGCCTGAGTTCTGGGAATTAAAGGAACTTGAGGCGCTTAGAGAGGAACTTCCTAACGGAAAGTGGATGGCGCAGTACCAGCAGCAGCCAACTTCAGAAAACTCTGCTATAGTCAAGAGAGAATGGTGGCAGATTTGGGAGGAACCCGAGCCTCCAGAGGTTAATTTCATAGTTCAGTCGTGGGATACGGCCTTCGAGAAGACAAACAGGTCAGATTACTCGGCATGTACTACGTGGGGAATCTTTTACCAGACCGGAGACGACGGAGTTGAGCGGGCAAACATAATATTGCTCAATGCGTTCCGAGAAAGGATGGAATTCCCACGATTAAAGCGGGCAGCGGTGGAACAAAACGAAGAATGGCAGCCAGATTCTCTAATTGTGGAGAAAAAAGCCTCAGGTTCCCCCTTAATTTACGAACTTAGAGCTATGGGTATACCGGTGCAAGAGTTTACCCCTACTAAAGGTAACGATAAGATAAGCCGACTAAATGCTGTATCGGATATGTTCGCATCGGGTATGGTTTGGGCCCCCAGCACACGCTGGGCGGAAGAAGTAATCGACGAAGTTGCTAGTTTTCCAGCAGGAGAGCACGATGACTACGTAGATTCCACAACTCAGGCTATGATGCGGTTCCGCAAGGGTGGGTTTATACGCTTGCCCTCGGATTTAGAGGAAGAACAGCAGTATTTTAAACATAAAAAGGGCGGTTATTACTAATGGCAATTGAGAAACAAATATACGACTTGCCGGAAGGCATCGAAGACATGGGTGAGATAGAAGCAATAACGGAAATAGACCTCATGGCGGAAGATGGGGTAGAAGTAGTCCTAGAAGATGGCAGTGTGGAGATTACCTTTGGTGAAAGTCTCGCAGAGGAAGAAGAATTAGCTGAGTTTGACGCTAATCTTGCTGAATATCTAGAGGATAGCGAGCTCGTTTCGATAGCAAGTGAACTTGTTGGGTATGTAGAGTCAGATATTAACTCCCGCAAGGAGTGGGCTAACACCTACGTCAAGGGTTTAGAGAGCATTGGCCTAAAATACGAGCAAAAGAACGAACCTTGGGAGAATGCTTGTGGGGTTTACAGCACAGTATTAGCCGAAGCCAACATAAGATTCCAAGCAGAGGCCATGAGCGAGACATTTCCCGCGTCTGGACCGGTGCAAACCAAGATTATAGGTGAGATTACCAAAGATAAGGAGGATGCAGCCCTCCGCGTTAAGACAGATATGAACTACGAGCTGACTGAGGTGATGACTGAGTACCGCCCAGAGCACGAAAGGATGCTATATAGCCTAGGATTGGCCGGTTCTGCCTTCAAAAAGGTCTATTATGACCCTAGTTTAGGCCGCCAAGTAGCCTTATATATACCCGCAGAAGACGTAATTGTCCCCTACGGAGCCTCTACAATAGAGCAGGCAGAGCGTGTAACGCACGTAATGCGTAAGACAAAACACGAGATGATGACCCTACAAGCGGCTGGCTTCTATAGAGATATAGACTTAGGAGACCCTGTAGCATATCACAGTGATATTGAGGAGCAGAAAGCAGAAGAAGGCGGCTATTCCCTCACTGACGATGACCGATACTGTGTATATGAGATAAACGCTAACCTTATTATAGACGGTGTAGATGTTGACGACACTGAGGATGGCTACCAGTTGGCTAAACCTTACGTGGTTACCATTGAGCGGGGCACTAACGACGTACTTGGCATTAGGCGGAATTGGGAAGAACTAGACCCATTGATGCTTAAGCGACAACATTTCGTCCACTATGTATACGTACCGGGGTTTGGATTCTATGGGCTTGGCCTTATTCACATTATTGGTGGCTACGCTAAAGCGGGCACTTCCCTTATTCGTCAGCTTGTTGATGCTGGCACCCTATCCAACTTACCGGGTGGTCTTAAATCTAGAGGACTACGAGTTAAGGGAGATGACACCCCTATTGGCCCGGGAGAGTTCAGAGATGTCGATGTGCCGTCAGGTTCGATCAGGGACAACATTCTACCCCTACCATATAAGGAGCCTAGTCAAACCCTACTGGCTTTGCTAGATAAGATTACTGATGAGGGTCGACGACTAGGCGCTATCTCGGATATGAACATATCTGACATGGGTGCTAACGCCCCTGTTGGAACCACTCTCGCCTTACTAGAGCGTACTCTTAAACCTATGGCTGCGGTGCAGTCTCGCGTCCACTACGCAATGAAGCAGGAGTTTAAACTACTACGTAAAATTATTGCGGAGTACGCCCCTATAGAATACGAGTATATCCCTGAACGTGGGGAAGCTAGGGCCAGACAGGCCGACTACGCACTGGTAGATGTCATCCCTGTCAGTGACCCTAATAGCAGTACGATGGCTCAGCGGGTCGTACAGTACCAGACAGTGCTACAGATGGCTCAAGCAGCTCCAGAGATATATGACCTGCCGCAGTTACATAGGCAGATGATTGAGGTGCTGGGCATTCAAAACGCAGACAAGCTGGTGCCAACATCAGAGGATATGGCTCCTACGGACCCAGTTAGTGAGAACATGAATGCGCTAACGGGTACTCCGATAAAAGCGTTTATATTCCAAGACCACAAGGCTCACATTGCCACTCACGAAGCATTCCTGCAAGACCCTCAGATCATGGCGTTTATTGGGCAGAATCCTGCGGCACAGCAAATTATGGGTGCCCTAACCGCGCATATAGCAGAGCATGTAGCGTTTCAATACCGCATAGAAATGGAAGCTACCTTGGGTGTTCCACTACCTGCACCAGATGCAGAACTGCCAGAGGAGCAAGCGATACAGTTGTCACAGCTCATGGCACAGGCAGGCCAGCAGTTAAGCCAGCAGAAACAAGCCACAGCCGCACAGCAGCAAGCGCAGCAGAAAGCGGAAGACCCGATCATCCAGATGCAACAGAAAGAGCTACAGCTTAAAGAGGGCGAGCTACAACGGAAGGCTGCTAAGGACGCAATGGACGGGGCGTTGGATCAAGAGCGATTAAACCTTGATGCACGTAAAGCCGACACCAATGCAACTTTAGAGGCTAACCGCATCGCTTCCCAGAACCAACAGTCGGAAGCTAACAACGATGTAGCTGAAGCTAAAGTTATGCTGGACATGGCAAAAGCTAAAACTGAAGCTAGGCGAACTGAGGCAGAAGCTCAGAGAAACATGGCCGAGGCCAATCGGGATAACCGCGAGGATAGATAATGGCTACTACCGTCTTTGACGTGCTTAATTTAAAAATAACGGAGCATAAACTCTCCGCAGAAGAATTCTTAACCTCGGGAGGTCCTAAAGACTTCGCTGGGTATAAGGAGGCGTGTGGTGTAATTCGGGGTCTAAACATCGCACTTAGAGAACTAAATGACCTTTCGCGCAAATATATGGAAGATGATAATGACTGAGCAAGCAACAGTTACGGGGGTGGTAGCAACTGCCCAAGTTACAGAACAATTAGATATGTTTCAGGGCGAGAAAGAAACTGCACTGGAGGCCAAACGCAGGGCTAAAATTGAGCTTATGGGTAAACTAGAAGCAGAAGCAGAGGCTTCTATTCCGCGACCTGTGGGCTACCGAGTGTTGATTGCGCTGCCAAACGTGGATGAAACTTACGGCGAAAGTGGCTTGGTAAAATCAACCCAGACTGTCCGAGAGGAGTATATTCTGTCTACAATTGGGGCCGTCATAGAGCTAGGCGACCAAGCGTATTCTGATGCAGAGCGTTTCCCTAATGGTCCTTGGTGTAAAGTCGGGGACTACGTAATGTTTAGGGCTAACACTGGCACTCGTTTTAAAGTAGGAAACCAAGAATATAGACTAATGAACGACGACTCTATTGAAGCAGTCGTTGCTGATCCGCGTGCTGTTACGCGAGCTTAAGGAGTAAGGTATGGCTATGCAAGAAGTGGAGTATGAGTTTCCAGACGCAGATGATACAACTTCTGAGGTTGAGGTAACCGTAGAAGAAAAAGATAACAACGGCATAGAAGTAGAAGGTGCTGTTGGCAGAGAAGATATAAAGGCCCCCTCTAAAAAAGAAGAAGAAACTTTTGAAGTAGAGGTAGAAGACGATACGCCCGAAGCAGATAAAGGACGTAAACCTTCAAAGCCCCCGGAGGAAGTAACTAACGATGAGCTGGAAAACTACTCAGAGAAAGTTAAAAAGCGAATAAAGCATTTTAGTAAAGGCTACCATGACGAACGTAGGGCCAAAGAAACGGCAATGCGCCAGTCTGGGGAACTAGAGACGTATGCCCGAAACTTAATGGCCGAGAACCAGAAATTAAAAGGTTCTGCGGACCAAAGCCACAATGCGTTAATAAACTCGGCTAAGAAACAAGTGCAGGGTGAAATGGCCTTAGCACAGCGGGAGTACAAGGAAGCCTATGAAACTGGGGATTCCAACGCTATTGTAGAAGCCCAACAGGCGCTTAATGTAGCGCAGATAAGGCAGTCTAAGGTAGATGGGTTACAGCCTAGGCAAATAGCCGCTTTACAACCTACGCCTGATACTGTACAACCACAAGTAAAGGCCCCAGAACCACAGCACCCCCGGGATGAGAAAGCAGAAGACTGGAGAGGTGAAAACACTTGGTTTGGTGAAGACGATGAAATGACAGCGTTTGCGCTAGGGTTACATAACAAACTTACGAAAGATGGAGAAGACCCACGATCTGACGGGTACTACGAGAAGATTAACACTCGTATGCGGCAAGTGTTCCCGGAAAATTTTGACGAGGGTATAGAAGACACACCAGAAACCAAGAAGAAAGCAAGTAATGTGGTTGCACCCGCTACGCGGAGCACAGCACCGAAGAAGGTGACACTTAACCAATCACAGGTAGCTATTGCAAGACGACTTGGAATCTCGCTGGAACAATACGCCAAACAGGCTGCTGTATTAATGAGGAACAAATAATGACTCAAAATAGAACTGATAGACAAAGTGAAACCCGAACAAAAACGGAACGTAAAGCAGCATGGGTACGGCCTGAAGCATTGCCAAACCCTATACCTGAAGAAGGTTATACGTACCGTTGGGTTAGAACTGCTATGATGGGTCAGGCCGACGCAGCCAATGTTTCTGCCAAAATGCGTGAAGGTTGGGAGCCAGTACGAGCTGATGCTCACCCTGAGATATTCTCCGATGCCGTGGACGACTCCCGGTTTAAAGATAATATTATCGTCAGTGGTCTGATGCTATGTAAGGCCCCCGAAGAGATGGTTGCGGAAAGAAGTGCTTACTATAACCAGCAAGCGGCTTCTCAAATGCAATCTGTTGATAACAGTCTTATGCGAAACAATGACCCTCGTATGCCCCTATTTAACGATAGGAAAACGAAGGTTACTTTCGGTAAAGGCTAACTAAAATTTAGGAGTTACACATGGCTTTTCCAACAGTCAACGCTCCCTTCGGCTTTGAGCCTATTAACCGTATAGACGGTATGCCATATGCAGGCGCGACTAGATTGATTCCGATCAACGCCGCTTACAATACAGCTATCTTCTACGGTGACTTAGTTGCAGTCGCGGGAAATGGTACGTTAATAAAATTTACTGGCACTACTACGGGTTCTCCCTGCGGTGTCTTTATGGGTGTGGAGTACGTAAATTCATTGGGTCAGTTTACACCGGCTCAGTTTTACCCCGGCACCTCTGTAACAGAAGCGTTTGGTATCGTCGTTGACGATGCAGTAGCAGCATTTAAAGTCGCTGTAACTACCGCTGCTAGTGCTATGTCTTCGGCAGGTAGTGCTGCTGTAGGCTCTAACATGTCTGTTTTACCCGGCACAGGAAGCACCACTACAGGAAACTCTGGTGCGTCAGTATTAGCAGGGTCTGAAGCAAACACCGCAGGTCTACCTATGCGAGTTATCGCTACAGTAGACAACACAAAAACCGCTGCTGATTCTTTCGTAGAGTTGATCGTTAAGATCAATTTGCATCAGTATAACAACACAACTGGTGTATAGGAGACTAGCTAATGGCTATTTCAAGAGCACAACTCCTTAAGGAGTTACTACCGGGCTTAAACGCATTATTCGGACTAGAGTATGCGAAATATAACGACGAAGCTGCTGAGATTTTTGAATCTGAGTCTTCTGACCGCTCGTTTGAAGAAGAAGTAAAGTTGTCAGGTTTTAGTGCCGCACCTGTTAAGGGTGAGGGTTCTTCAATCGAGTATGACAACGCACAAGAAGCGTGGACGGCTCGTTACACAAACGAGACTATCGCAATGGGTTTCTCTATTACTGAGGAAGCTATTGAGGATAACCTTTATGACTCACTTTCTGCTCGCTATACAAAGGCTCTTGCCCGCGCTATGGCTTACACTAAGCAAGTTAAAGGTGCCACAATCTTGAACAACGCATTCGCCGCGGGTACTACTTACGGTGATGGCGTGTCTTTATGTTCCACCGCTCACCCTCTTGTATCTGGCGGGGTTAACTCAAACCGTCCGGCTATTGGGGCTGACCTTAACGAGGCTTCACTAGAAGCGGCTGTTATTCAGATTGCGGGTTGGACTGATGAGCGTGGCTTGCTAATTGCTGCACAGCCTACGAAGTTAATTATCCCACCTGCCCTGCAATTCGTTGCTACGCGCATCTTGGAAACTAACCTTCGTGTTGGTACAGCAGATAACGACTTGAACGCCCTTAAGAACAACAGTGCTATTCCGGGTGGTTATTCAACTAACCATTACCTAACGGACACTAACGCTTGGTTCTTGATGACGGACATTCCTAACGGCCTGAAGCACTTTGTTCGTACTCCTATGCAAACAAGCATGGATGCAGACTTTGATACAGGTAACAGCCGTTATAAGGCTCGTGAGCGATACAGCTTCGGCGTATCTGACCCACTGGGTATCTTTGGTTCACCCGGCGCTTAATAGGCAAAAGGTGATTAGGATAGGGGGCTTCGGTCCCCTTTCTTTTTTGTGGAGAATACTATGAAAAATGTAAAGCATTATGAAAAAACCGGCAAGATATTTACCGGTAAGACCCACAAGCACCCAGACGGCACTCTAATGAGTGGAACTAAAATGGGTAAAAACGCCCGTACTTTATTACATTATGGCGCTCTTAGTGCTTCGGCTAAAAAGAACGCTCGTAGCCAGTGGTAAGTGTTGAGGGTAGGATATGACCGAAGGTGCTAGAATATGTACTTCATGCAATATCGCTCTACCTCTAGCTAGATTTGAGACATTCAATGACGGTAAGTTCCGTGGGGTGTGTAGAGATTGCACATACGCGCAGAGAGCTCGCAAAATGTCAGCTTCTCCTGAAGCATTCCTTAAGACACTTATGGTGCAGTTGAAGTCTGCTAGGCGTAACGAAGACATAGCGTTTACATTAACCGCCGATGAAGTCTGTGAATTATGGGAGGTGCAAGGGGGTAAATGCGCCCTATCTGGCGTACTACTAACTTACCAGCGCGACGGTAAAAGCGGGGACGGGAAGAAAAAAGAGTTTAATGCTTCTCTAGACCGCATAAACCCCGGAGGACCCTACAGCCGAGAGAACGTACAGCTTGTAGCGGGCCGGGTAAACACTATGAAACACACGCTAGGAGAAGATATGTTTATCTGGTGGATAAAAAACATCCATGAGCATTTCTTGTCTAAAATGCGTATTTAGTTGCCCTAGTTTAAAGAATACGAGTAACATGTAGTTGGAGCTTACCCGACAAGGCGTTCCAATGCCCATAAGACGGCGCAGGCCCACTACGGTGGGTCTTTTTATAGGTATCGGTTGTACAATACACCGATAAGTGATATATACTTAATTAACTCCGGGACAAACCGGTTTATCTGACAGCTCCCGGCTGACGACATGCAGACAGATATACCTAAAACTAACTCGCATGTGAGGAACTACCGATGGGTAATACAACTTTCTCTGGCCCAGTTAAAGCGGGCACTATTTCCAATACTACCGGAACAACTCTCGGCGCAGACGTAAAGAATACGGGCCAAGTAACTATGGCTCAGACTTTCTCAACTGGAACTGCGCTTAACAACGGAGCTTCTGCTGCTAACACTACTACTGTAGTTATTCCGGCTAACTCTCAAATTATTGACATCGTACTAGATTGCCCTACAGCTATGGCGGGTGCTACAGCAGTGCTGAGCATTGGAGATAGCGTTGGTGGTAACACTACGTTTCTTAATACCTTTTCCATTACAGCAGCTTCCGGTGCAGGCCGAAAGTACCCCACCACTGAAGCTGGTGGTGCTCTTGCTTGGGCAGACACTGGGACTGCGGATAAACTACTGGTTTGGACTACGACTGGGGCTACTACTGCTGGTGAAATTAGAGCGACTGTTCTGTATCAACAAAACATTAATCTCGCCTAAATTGGGTTATTAACCTTAAAAATAGGAGGAATTTATGGCTGATACATTAACAACGCAAATAATCCAAGATGGAAGCAAACAGGCAATCATTAAAGTTACTGCGGTTGTAGGAAATACAGACATAGTAACTAGCACAATGGTTGATGTCTCTTCGCTATCGGCTGATCCGGTTAGTCGTAGAGCCTGTACTGGGGCTGTGCTGGCAAAGCTTACTTACGTAGGTGTTGGCGTAGGGGTCAAACTAGAATGGGCAGCAAATGCTAACGCTCTTATCTTTGACCTACCCGTAAACTGGACAGAGGACTATGATTTCTCTGACTATAGCGGCATACCCAACAACGCTGGGGCTGGTAAAACTGGCGACATCGTGGCAACCACAGTAGCTCCAACTGCTGGGGACACCTACACCTTTATATTTACTGTGAATAAGCAATATGGCTAAGCAAGTAGATAAGAAGGCTATGGCTTGTAATAAGCCTAAGCGAACCTCTGGCCACCCTAAGAAGTCCCACATTGTGAAGGCTTGTGCAGGTGGCAAAGAGAAAATCATTCGTTTTGGCGAGCAAGGCGCTAGCACTGCGGGTAAACCCAAGTCGGGGGAATCTGCTAAGATGAAGGCTAAACGTAAGTCGTTTAAGTCTCGTCACGGCAAGAACATTGCTAAAGGTAAAATGAGCGCAGCCTACTGGGCTGATAAAGTTAAATGGTAGGAGAGTAACTATGTGGACTAAACCTTCATACGAAAACATACGTCTTGGCTTTGAAATTACCATGTATTTTAAGACGCGCTAAAAGGGTAACGCTATGATGAACTGCCGGGGTATGGGCAAAATGAAGCCTATTACGTTTAAGGAGGGCGGTACGGTCAAAGACGATTGCTACCGGAAAGTAAAGGCATCGTACAAAGTCTTCCCTTCTGCTTACGCCTCGGGTGCTATAGCTAAGTGCCGTAAGAAGAACAGCTAGTGGCCGTTCGTAAAACCGAGAAGGGTAAAGCCCTAAAGCGGTGGTTTAAGGAAGATTGGAAAGACGTCAAAACAGGCAAGGCTTGTGGGCGTAAGAAGGGTGATAAGCGGGGAACTCCGTACTGTAGGCCCACAAAACGGGTCTCTAGTAAAACACCTAAGACCTCTGGTGAAATGACGGCAGCAGAGAAGAAGTCCCGTGTAGCGCAGAAGAAGCGCCTAGGGCAACCGGCAGGAAAACCTAAGCGCGTAACACCGCTTAAAAGGAAAAAGAAATAATGGCTACATCCGGTACTGCTACATTCAACATGGACTTCACCGAGATTGCGGAAGAAGCGTGGGAGCGCGCCGGTAGAGAAATGCGTTCTGGTTACGACCTGCGCACTGCTCGTAGGTCTATGAATTTACTTACTATTGAATGGCAGAACCGTGGCATAAACATGTGGACTATCGAGGAAGGTACAAAAAACCTCATAGCGGGCACAGCCACGTACGACCTGCCCGACGACACAATAGACCTTTTAGAACACGTTGTACGCACAGGCGACGGTAATATAACTACTCAGGCAGACTTAAACATTACGCGTATCAGCGTCTCTACCTATTCAAGTATCCCTAATAAGCTCTCTCAGGGCCGCCCTATACAACTTTACGTAGACCGTGGACAAGCTAACCCTTCGGTTACTGTGTGGCCTGTACCGGACCAAGGGCCAGTAGGCGCACCTTACTACGTGCTCAAGTACTGGCGGATGCGCCGTATACAAGACTCGGGAACAGGTGTTAACACCGCCGACGTTAATTTTCGTTTCTTGCCCTGCCTCGTTGCAGGGCTTGCGTATTACATAGCTCAAAAAGACCCTGACCTTATGCCTAGAATACCTATGCTACAGGGGGAGTACGAACGTCAATTTGAGCTAGCCGCAGGAGAAGACAGGGAAAAGGCAACGCTTAGTTTAGTGCCGCGTATACACGGCGTGAGGTAAGGATGAGCTATACGTATGCTTCGGGTCAAAAAGCAATCGCCATATGCGATGTATGTGGTTTTCAGTACAGGTTACGACAGCTTAAAGAGCTGATTGTTAAAGGAAATAAGACTAACATTAGGGCGTGCCCTGAGTGCTGGAACCCAGACCAGCCGCAGCTTATGCTAGGAACGGTTCCAGTGGAGGACCCCCAAGCTATAAGGAACCCCCGCCCAGACTCTGCGGAGTTAGTAGCAAGTAGGGATATTCAATGGGGTTGGGACCCAGTAGGGTTAAATGACCCTTTTGGACTCACACCAGACAATTTAGAAGCTACAGGCGCAGTAGGCCAAATTACTGTAACTACAAGCTAGGAGACAGAAATGAAAAAGAAAGCTAGATCAAACGTAAAAGTACCCAAGGTCATAGAGTTTCCAGATGAGCCTACTATGTATAAAGTGGACGCTTGTAACCAGCCGCCTAAAGATATGAAGACTAGCGGTATAAAAGTGCGGGGTACAGGCGCAGCTACTAAAGGGCTTCTTGCTCGCGGACCGATGGCCTAGAGGGTTAGCTGGTGAACTATACTGAGCTGAAGTTAAACATTCAGGACATTTGTGAGCAGACGTTTACAGATCAACAGCTTGCTATGTTTACGGAACAGGCAGAACAGTTTATCTACAATACTGTTCAGATACCTGCGCTACGTAGGAACCAAACAGGCTTCTTAACGCAAGACGATCCTTACTTGATATACCCAACAGATTTCTTATACACGTTCTCGCTCGCCGTTATTGACGCTGCCGGAAACTATGAGTACTTGTTAAACAAAGATGTTAACTTCGTGCGGCAGGCGTATCCAAACCCGACTAGCACAGGAAAGCCTAAGCATTATGGGGTGTTTGATGACACTGCATTTATAGTAGGGCCAACACCTGATATAACCTATAGCGTCGAATTACATTATGGGTACTACCCTGAAACTATTGTCACGGCAGGTACTACATGGCTGGGAGATGAGTTCGATAGCGCCTTACTTAACGGCGCACTTGTTCAGGCTATTCGCTTTATAAAAGGTGAACCGGATATGGTTGCGTTATATGAAAAAATGTTTAGCCAATCGTTAGTACTGCTCCGCAACCTTGGAGATGGTAAGATGCGAGAAGACATGTACCGTTCTGGACAAGTAAGATTTCGAGCA